AACGAGCTACGTGGAAACAGCAAACCCACGTGATTTACAGGAATTTTTACGCTCACACCGGTAGGTACCAGTGTTCTTTTACCCATCTGCAGTGTCATTGTATGTTTGCACCGCAGGTCCAGCCCAGCATCCGTAGGATTACTGCGAGTAGGCATACATGCGGGATGTTCTAGTTTAATTAGCATAATTTAAAAGTGTGTTGTTGATAGTTTCACAATTTTGTGGGCCCAGTGCTTCGTCGCAGAACTCTAGTAGGTCCATCAATCGATAGTTCAACATCAAGGCATCAGCCCCGAACTCGTTAAGACTTTGAATATATTTATACTTACTAGAAATTGGCAAATTACCAATGATATCCCAGGTACTGCCATACTGAGATACCAGAGTTTGCGCCTTTTTCGGACCAATTCCGGCCACACCAGGAATGTTATCACCGGAATCGCCAGTAAGGCACTTGATACTAATATGATCAGCAGGATTGTACTCATAGTGTTCGTTCCAATTTTCCCATGTAATTTCTTTGCGTGTAACGTAACTGAACCGCATTACGTCTTCACTCACCAATAGATCCCAGTCTCGGTCACTAGAGATCAGGACAACTTTGTCAAAGCCCAACTTTTTACGGTATTTGACAATGTAAGCAGCAATATCGTCAGCCTCGCACTTCTCAAATCGGAACAGTGGGTGCTTTGAAGAATTCTTGTAATGATCCATTACACGGTTAAACTCTGTAAAGAATCGTTCAAATGCCAGCTGTTCTTCTTGAGTTTGTTGATCAAACTTGTCTTTGCGGTTTTGCTTGTAGTCAGGATAAATAGCCTTACGATAGCTACTACTGCCACTGTCGCAGGTCAAGATAACCCTACCGGCTTTATAGCTTTTACGTAGACTATCTACTGTTCTAACATAGCTGTCAAGAAAGTCTGTGTCGCCGCTGTGCTTCCAGCGAAAACCCAAGTTTAGACAGTCCACTACCAGTGCAGTGTTAGGTTCCAGCTCTTGTACTTTGTTGAATTCAATACTCATGTTGATTGTTTAGTTAATCTACTATTATATAACATTGAACGGCAACATTCAACATATAAATTGCGGACGTTCCATCTTGATCCAGTCTTCTAAGACTGCTACATAAAACTCAAAACCGTTGCGGCTTACGTACATAAACGGCAAGTGTGAATTAGGCATCAATTCAAAAGCACAGAACAGCTTGCTGCGGTCAAACTTAAAGATCAGCAGCGGTTCTCGGTTAACCTGGTCTGCTTGACGTTTGCATTGTTCCCACCAGTGGAATAACTGCGGAACTTTGTCTGTTAGAATCTTGCTGGTAAGGTGGTCGTCTTGGTAGTGCTTTACTTCTACACAAAACACGTTGCCAACACCCGGAAGATAAAGGTCGCCCTTCATCAGGTGTTTGGCATCGAGTGCACCACTGCCAGGAGTACGTTGCCAGTCTAGCCCTGTAAGATCCTTTAAGGTCTTTTTTACAGCAGTTTCTGCTCTACTGCCCTTATCTCTGCTATCAACCATTATCTATCCTAGAAATGTTGTTTTGTTTCACCACTGTAATCTTTTCTAGGAGAGGATGTTGAAATCCGTGGCTAATAACAAATGTGTTTAAGTACTCTTCTCTGAGCAATACTTCTACCAATCTTTCCTTACCTTCAAGATCTAAGTTTTCGATGGTTTCGTCTAAGATGAGTAGATTTATACGTGTATTGCTTAAACTCTGCATCAGCTTGCGAATACCCAACAGGGCTGCTGCGTTTACTCTGGCTCTTTCGCCCCCACTCAATGCCAAGATTTCAATATCTTTGCCGTGGTCTGTGATAACTACGTTCAGTTTATCACTGCCTGCAATTCTAAATCCTAACTGAAAGCGACCATCACTCAATTCGCCCAAGTATTCGTTTGTGGTAGACTCCAGATCCTTGACTAAGCACTCGATCTTGTAAGCCACCAAACCTGTAGGACTAAATGTCTTCACTAATACTTGCAGGGTAGCTAATCTGGCACTAGCTTCTTCAAGTTCACCTCTGTGTACAACTAGACTAGCTTCCATTTCTTCAAGCTGACTTAAAATAACGTCTACTTTTGCATTATGAGCGATAGCCTTGCTGTTACTATCGGTGATCTTTTTGATCGTGTCTTTGACTTGCTGTATAGAAGCCTCTGTAGACTTAATGGTTTGTTCCAAAGTCTTTTTATCTAGTAACTCAGTAGTAATATTGGGATCATACAGAGCATGGTATTCTTCGTAGAGCTCTTTGGTCTCGTTTAGCTTTTCCCACTCTTTGACTTCCAGTTCCAAGTTACGAATCAAGGCTTCAAGTTCTTGAACTCGTGTAGCTGCATAACTCTTGGAAGACCTCTGCTCTTCTAACAAATCATCTATTTTGTGTTTGTCAATATCTTGTAGACAAGTAGGACATACACTACCCAGTTTGCCCATCTTGGAAATAAAGCTATCACAGTCCTTGACAGTTTTAGCCAATTCAATCTTTTCACGAGTATACTCTGGTATTTGACTACCTGGCCTAGTACCGACTGGCCTAACTACTAAACTTTCTAACAATTCTTTGTACTTATTATTTTGTACAATAGTACGATTTTTGCTTTCAATATCTCGCAAACTGTCACGAACAGCCTGACAACTATCTTCTAAGTCTTTTGGTTGGTCTGGTACTGGTTGTACCTCTTGCTTGGTCAGGTCTGAGGCTCGGTACTTCTTTAGCCAGTCATCGCAGCTTGCTATCTTTGCATTGGCTGCTGTAACGGCACTGTCAACACCTTTAGCTAAATCCTTGAACACGTCTCCCAACTCTACATACTTTGTTAGGTTGAGTAAGTCAATCAAAAACTTTTTACGATTGCCATCAGTTGCTGTTAGGAACTCTAAGCTAGCACTACTGCTTTGATACACAATCTGACAAAACGTTTTGTGGTCGTAACCAATAAGCTCTTCTATAGTCTTATAGGTAGCAGTAGAAGTATGACTACTAATATCTTCGCCGTTACAAGTTAATTTAACAGTTTGTGTAGTTCCACGTACTGTTTTTATAACATAGTTACTACCGCCCTTATTAAACTCTAATTCAACAGAGTAGCTCTTGGCTTTTACATTGCGGTTTAAGATGTCGGCTTTTTTGATGCCCTTAGAGTTTTTGTTGTATAACACTTCTTCTAAGATCAGTGCTATACTGCTTTTTCCGTGACCGTTTCTACCCACAATCTGTGTTAGTGGAGAAGTGGAAAAATCTAATTCGTTATTTTCTCCATAACTGAATAGATTACTCCATCTCATCTTTTTCAGTACAATCATTGGCTCTCCAAAAATTGTTTTAACTGTGGCAGTCCACCAACATAATACTCACCTACAAAAATTTGAGGAACGCTGCGAGCATCTGGTACTAATTCTAGCAAATCTTTTTTAGTCCAAGTACTGCCATCACCAATCTTTCGAACTTCTACGTTATAACCTTTTCGCGTCAGTAGTGAGACAGCACTATTGCAGGCTACACAGTTTTCTTGGCTAAATACGATGGCGTTAGTTGAGTTTGTGTTCATTATCTCTTAATTCCTTTAGTGCTTTTTCTATTGCGTCTTCATTTAGATTTAATACATAACGCAAGTACTCGCTCACTTCTTCACTCAGTGACAATTCTGGGGTCAAGATAAGTGCTGTGTCTGTTTCTCGTTTGACAATCTTTTTGTCAATCAATTCATTATCTTCTACACCACTCAGTTCACTCATGTCACCTTCGACCTCATACACTGTGTGATGATAGTCTGTGGCAATCATCGGCTCGCCGGCTTTGACTGTTTTACGGATAAGTTGGGGAACTTGTAGTTTTACCCAAGTATGCTCCAGAGTATCAGTATCCACAACAATAACGCCGGTATCGACAAGATTACGATGAAAACTAGTGGTAACGGGACTACCAGGATAAAGAATATTACGCTGGCAATTGTCGTAACTGTGAAGGTCACCGGCCAGAACCAAACTCCAGCGGTCAAACAATTCCAGAGGTACTTCGGGTTTAACATGTGGCGGTATCTCTCCTCTTACATGAGTGCAAAGTATTCTGTTGTGAAGGCTATAAAAAGTATTGTCAGGATCTTTTTCCCATTCCTTCAACCTGTTATAAGGAATAATATCAATACCTGGCAGTTTGTGCCAATAATCATCTACTATTGATACCTGACTATTGATCCTAGTTGTGGCACTTTTTAGATTTGTCAAAAAAGTAGTATTCTTCTTGACTGCCTCGTGGTTGCCACTGTAGATATAGGTAGGAATTTTGCAACTGGCTACAAAATCAAAGTAGATTTCGAGCTCTTCCATATTGGGTAGCTTGTCGAACAAGTCTCCACCAACAATCATAACGTCACAACGCTCTTGGATCTCCCACAACTGATCCATCAAGATCTCATATCGATTTTTAGCCCAATCGACAGGAACATTCTTCTGACCTAGTTTTATATGTATGTCAGCAGTAAATAATAATTTCATAGTTCCTCAGTGAGAAAAGCCCCTAAGAGTTCGCGATCTTAGGGGCTTTTTATTAACCTAGTTCTTTGATAGATTCGGGATCTACACTCTCGTCTTCAGCAGCACCGGCTACTAGCTTTTCTAGTGCAGCCTTTACTTCATCTGGAGTAGGACGAGGAAACTTTGAATCAATGTCTTCTGCCCCATCTGCCAAGGCCCTCTCATCTGAAGACAGTGCACGACGCTTGCACTTCAGTACGGACAGATTGTACTCTACATTGAAGGGCAGAGGACCAGTCTTGGTACGCTTGAACACAACATCCCAACCCTCATCGTAGTCCGTTGGATCACCTAGGTCTTCAGCCGCACTAAGAATCTGCTCAAATAGCTTCTTCTTCAAGTTGAGAGCCTTGACCTTACCGTCCTTGGGGTCGATACAGTTGATTGAGTATGCCCAGCTGCACTTCTTATCAGAGAAGTAAGCTGGAACATGGTCCATCTCGGTGTTTGTGAACTTCTCTTTTTCACGGTCAAAAGCTAGGCACTCGATAGGAATGTCCTTGTTGTTGGTGCCCTTTAGCCAGTACACATATCGTGGTAGGACCCCACCGATTAGACGGAC